TTCCCGTCCCGCTCTTGTTCCTCAGTAATTAAGAAATGGTCAGAACAGTTCGGACACCTGGCCGTCCATTGAAGGCCGTTTTCCTCGATTAGTACTTGTGCCACTAGCCTATCCTCCTTTCGTCTAACACCACCGTCCATAGACGATCGCACAATTTACACCTGATGCCGTAGGGACTCCCATCGTGGTGCGCGCTCCAACGCGCCTCGCAGAACCCACAGTGGAGGGTCCCCTCCGTGTCGATTATAGCTTCCGCGACTTTGACCATGTGGGGCACTTGGCCCCGCCGCCGTCCCAACCGGACGGGCCACCAGTAGGCCACTTCCTCGGGAAAGGCTCCTGTGTGCTGCCGCCAGACTAATGCCTGAACTTTGAACCTCACGAGTAACGCAGGCTCTAGGTATTCCATGACAGGATGAGTCCAAGCTAACTCGGCCAGCAGTTCATCACGGTCAGAGCGACTAGCTAGCTCGCGCATTTCATCTAGCCAGTACCCAATAGGTACGTCCGGCGGGACTTCCCGCTTGTTGCCCTGGGGGTGTATTACCAGTTCCAGCATCTTGGTTTAGGTACCGGTGTCCACGTAGACTTTGCTCCCCGTCACCGCCGCCCCTTGGAGTTCCTTCTGGGGGTAGCCGTAGCCGTAGCGGGTTAGGTTGCAGGCGCAATCGTCTTGACCAGTATTCCCACCCTCAGCCACGTAACCCCTCACAACGTCAAAGGGCGTGCTGGCGTCCAAATCCAAGTCCTCACCACGCGCCTCGATAATCACGAAATCACCGTCGGCATCGACGGGGTTGTCGGTATCGTAATTCCCGCCACTGGCGTCGGAGGTTAAGTCCTTGACCGAACTGCCAGAAGTATCGGTGGCCTGTTGCAACCGGCACTCGTCCAGGTCATCCGAACTATCCCAGGTGCCCAGTTCGTTGTAGAGGTTGACCCTGGCATACGCTTTCATGCTCACGTAGGCAGTCGGGTTGTTGGTGCCCCCAATGTCCACGGCGCTGGGGCTGGCCATAGATACGCTTGCATGTTCCGATAGTCGTTGGCTCATTTCCTTACGCTCCTATTGTTTGAGTGCATCTCTTACGACGCCCCTACTAGGATGGGTTGATTAACTACGTGTTGCCAAGTTCACGAATGGGCTCACAGTGTTTGAGCCGTTCCTGGGAGTCAACGCGCTGTCAATCCAAGGTTTGCCGGTCAAACGCTCGATGAACCGCCACTCGGTTTCGTCGGTGTTAAACCGGGTGTGCATGGAACTGGCGACTTCCAGGTTTTGCCGGTCGCCAATCAGATAATAACTCGGGTCCACCAGCACCAAGTCCCCAGCCGTCCCAAGGGTCTGGGCCTTCTCGGTCAGGAAAAGTGGACGCCCCAAGATGGTAGCCGGAGGCCCGCTCACACCTTGGTTAATCCAGATAGCGGAACCACCGGTGCCGACGTTCAGCGACATGGTGGCGAGTTGGGGGAAGATGTCATTGTGGCCGTACCAAATGGAGTTGCCCAACGAAGATGGGAGCATCCGCGAGTACATCTTCACGATGTTCTCCCATACGATAGTGGTGGCGGCCTGGCCGGTTTCCTTCGAGACTGTCACCATCGCATCGGCGTTCAAGATGCCGATGGGTTGGCCCGCGCCGACGCCGTTAATAAATGCGTCGTCCTCGAAGTACGCGATCGCTTGTGCGAATAGCCGGTTCAGGATGGCTTCTAGTGATATCACGCTGTCGCGGATTAGCTCATTGGTGACACGGGTGCCGCCCATCAACTTACCAGCGTCTAACCGCACTTGACCGAAGGTCGGCTCAGTCTGGGTGAACGTGCCGGACTCAGGAGTCCAATAAGCCTGGATACCACCGAACACCGTGGAGGCGTGAGTGGTGTCACGTATGGCCGGGATGCGGACAGTCAGCCCCGTCATGGGGATTATCATCGCCCGAGGCCGCACCAAGGCACTCTCTAGGGCCAGGGCTAACAATTGCACCCTGAATTCCTCGGGGACTAGGAACCCACCCTGGTCACCCTGGCTTTCGTTCAGGACTTTCACCCTGGCTTCGGTGAGTCCCTTCAATCCTTGGCTGAACCAATAAGCGTCAGCCACCGCCGCGACGTTCTGGTAATAACTGCCCACACGCTCGAATATACCGTCAATCGCAGCACCCACGGCCTCGGGTTCATAGGCGGATATGGCAGCGTGTTTCTGGGCTATGGTCATACCACGGAACCAAGGCAAGTCGGCCCCGCCGTCTTTAGCCATGCGCCCTGCCGTCGCGGTGTCCATCGGGAGCCGCTTGAGGTTCGCAGCGTTGGGAGTGTCGGACCCGGTGAACCCCTCTCGCTCCATGAACCCTTTGAGGCCATCTGTGACAGCATCCCGCGCCTGCCCAATCATGTCTGGGTCGTGGCTGTAAACCTCATTAGCGTACTCGGTAATGAATGATTTTAAGCCGTCGGGGTTCAGCATCAACGCTCTGACTTTGTCCTCGTTGTTCAGTACCTCCTCCAGATCGTCCGCGTTGTCGGGTACCGTAAGCTCTATAGTCTTAGCCATGTAAAGCCTCCCTTAGTCCTTCACGTATTGCCTTGCCTGGATTGCTAATGTCATTGGTGTCGAGTTGTGCTCCTACCGCGTCCATCACGGCATCAACGGTGGGATCAGACAACGGCGCGTCGTCCACGTCGATGATGATGGATATGCGCTTGTCCTCTACAATCTTGGTAATCAAATCGCCGTCCATGCCAAGGCTGGAAAGGTACAAGCATATACTTGTGAGCCCATCTTCGGCGTCGCCTTGCTGTGGCATGGTGTCCAACATGGCGTCCACGATGTTGTCTATCTCAGGGTGTACACCCTTCATGCGTTGGAGTGCTTCGGGGTTGGCGGGGACCGACACTTGGCTCACTTCCAAGAGTTCTTGACCCTTGAATTCAAAGCTCGGGAAAAAGCTATCGCTGCCTGGCAATTCCTTGGCCTTAGACATATCGGGGATAAACCCGACGCTAAAAGCCCCTAGGCCGTTCTTGGCTAAGTACATGGCGTGTCGGGCTAGGTCTGCTACCCTCGGGTTGGGGCTGTCAATAAAGTAGGTGCCCTCACCCACTAGAGACTTGCCCCGCACTTCCATCACGTCCCAACGGCCTATGACGGCCTCTATGGTGGCGTAACGGTGGGAGTCAATCATCTGGGGCAACTTCATAAAGTTGTCTAGCTGCCAGCCCTCTACGCGGGCTATGTCCCCATCGCGGTCTTTAGCCTCGGTGGACACTACGGCGGATATGCGCCCTGTGGGGCCATCCAAGACCTTAGTCTCGCCTCGGGTAATCTTATCCAACCGCGCTAGATTTCGCGTAGTAGTAGTCATTTACACACCCATCCACCGGACCCTTTGCCGTCGTGGTCATCAAATGGTTGCCGCGATTTGTAACTAGTATTATTGATTTGGTAGACCATGCTCCACTCTCAGACAACAAAAAAGGGTACACTCCCCACGTCCGGTATCGTGAGAGTGAACCCTTGGTTCTACGGGCCGCTCTTGGCGGGTCTACTTATTCAGTTTTTAATGACTCCCCGGCAAGCGCCCAACCCGCCGAGGAGCCACGTTCTGGAGGTACCATGATCGGGATCACTGTAGAGGAAGGATTACAACTTAGCACCACATATTGTAGGGTGTCAAGTAGGTCATACAAGTACCTTGGCGCACCGTCGGCAAAAGAGCCCAGGCCCGTCGCGGTTGGGGACTACGGTGTCTGCCTTACGGCAGGTGGGGCAAAGCCAATCAACAGCCCGCACAACGCTCAGGCCCTTTTCCTCGGGGTCAAACCGCCGATAGCGTACATTACACCGGCAGTTTGGGTGTTGGGGTATCGTGTCCACCCCGCTGCTAAACGGGTCAACGATGCTTATCCAACCCTCGCTGGCATTGGCGAGACACTCGTCAGACACCAATTCATCAGCCTGGGTTATCCACCGCTTCTGATTTAAGTCCTGCTGGTTGGCCGCTTCCTTCGCCCCCTGGCCTTGGGCCGTGGCCGTCTCGGTGCGGGCTATCACCCTGGCCCTCTCGGGGCTAAACGCTATGTCCTTACGGAGATTAGCTTGTAGGGTCTGCAAGCTCTCCCCGTTTTCGATGGTGCGGGCCACCAGAGTATTGACGCGGTTCTGGACGGCGTTGACCAAGTTCAAGTCCCCGTCTATCCGCAGCAACCGCGCCCCTCGACGTTCCGCGTAGGTGGCCGCTAGTTGGTCCGCCGTCGCTGCCATCTGGGGGAATTCGTTCACCATGGCTATGCGGATTGCGGCCTGTAATTCCTCGGTGACTTCCGCCCCGTACTTGACCCACCAATCCCAGTTGTAGCCCTGGACATCGGTTAGCTCTATTTTGGTACGCAATTGCGAGGATACACTCAGGACAATAGGCGAGGTTTGTTTCCCGAGGTTCTCCTCCAGGAACGCCACCAGCCCCTCCCGCTCGGCCTCCAGCCGCCGCGTCCAGGCCAAGAGCATGGCCCGTTCTGCGATTTCGATGGGGGTTAGTTGTTTAGTAATTCCGCCCAGAGCGTATTGCTTACGCGCTGATAACGCCATGAACGGCTCGGCCCCTGCTGGCTTGAAGGAGTCGCCACCGTCTATCGGTTCACGCCCTAAGAGGCCCCGCGCTTCGTCCTGAGTTAAAATCCCCGAGTCGTATCCCTTAGTTGCCTCCTCAAGGTCTAGCTCACGGTGATTAGGCGTCGGGTCGGCGAACTCGAAGTGTAAGCCACGCTCTCGGTATAAGGGCAGCAGTTTGTGATTGAGTGATTCGCGTATTCGCGCCAACCTGGGTTGTATCGTCCAACGTGCGAATATGTACTCCGATGCTTGCGCGTTGGCCCGGCTCGGAGCTTCCATCACTCCCAGCATGGGCAGGGGGACGCCGTAGGCCGCTAGTACTTGGTCCCGCACCCTATCGCGGAGTTGGACGTATTGCATATCACGCTGGGTGTACTTCCGCTCCTGGAATGTGGCCTTTTCCAAGAACCCTATACGGCCCGCGTTGCTCGTACCTTGGTGGAATTCCTGCCACCGTTGTACCATTCGGTCAAAGTCTGGCTTGCTCATGCTACGCTCAGCCTGGATTATCCCACCTGGCGTGGCATCGTTGCGGAAAAAGGCGCGGTTGAAGTTGGCCGCTTCCACCTCAGAGCCGAGGTCTAGTAGCAGGGATTGGATCGGCCCCATGCCACGATAGGGGTCTAAAGGATTGGGGTGCCGCGTCAATATCACGTCCTCGCGGTCAATGGGTATCTTCTCGCTGCCGATGGTATAAACGTAACCGGTCAGGAATTCGTCGTGGCTCTTTATGGGTTGCATACGGTCGGGCCGGATGGCCCATATTTCCACGGGCTTCCCACTCGCGCCCCGGATGATTACCCACCACATTTCCCCTGTTAGCTCAAAGTGCTGCTGAGATGTTTCCAAGAAATTTTGGCGAGTCTCAAATGGGTTGGCGGAATTCCAGAGGGTCAAGGCGTCATGTTGGACCACTTCGTTGCTCGTGCCAGGGCCCCGGTACAAGTGCCACTCGACAGACGCCACAGCCTCGGAAATCTTACTTACCGCTGCGAATACGGAACTAACCGTGGAATATGTGGTCATCTGAGCGGTCTGACTACCACCAGATAACCCACCAATGCCTGAGCTATTAACTCCGCCTGGGACCACCTGGGGCATACGTTCTTGGTTGTGGGCCTTGGTGAGTACAGCGTCAGCGATTCGTTGGAGCATCGTCATAAGCTAAAACCTCTTGACCACGATTATCACGCCCGTCGCATGAACTGAGCCACCACCACGACGCCTGCGCCTAATACCGCCAGCCCCGCCGGTATCGACAACCAAAAAATGGCCGCCACGATGAACGCCAAGCCCAGGGCCTCTACGGTCTGGGCCTGGCGTCTAGGGGTTAAAGAACCGTAACGCTGGGGCACCAACCAAGGGAGAGTAAGCCATCGCGAGAGCGTCCGCATCGTCTGGACTCCTATGGGAGCGTTTCTTGTAGTCCGCCTTGGTTTCCAGGGCCAACCGGCGGTCACCTTGTATCTTATACCGCCGCGATGATAGCTGGGCGATTAAAGCGGGGTTGTCATCGATGTCAATCATCCCATTTTTGAAAGCCTTGCCGAGTTCCAGCCAAGCTTCCCCGATGGCGTTGATATACCTATCATTGGCGTCGGCTTTCTCACCGCCGTTGAACCCCGACACCGAGGCATTACCGCCCCTGATGTCCTGTTCGTTCAACCGGTCTACCACCCCCGCCCCGATACCAGTCTCGTCCACGATAATGTCAACCGATAGGTCGGGGCGGCACTTGTCGCAATCCGCCTGGGGCCGTACCAAGGGCTCTACTAGCTCGGCTCGGTGCTGCTTGCAAGTGCCCACCGCTTCAGCCAAGAGGACTAGCTGCCCCGCTATCTGTTGGGTATCGTGCCCCTGGACATCCCAGAGCTTCCGGCACCGGTGGCCCTGCCGCCGGTAGACCACCGTCCGGTCGGTCCCGAAGCGGGCCACATCGCAGGATAGCAACACCGTGTCGGTGGGGTCTGGCGGGAGCTTCCGAGT